ATTGATATAATTTTTGACATAAAGATTGGTTTTAGATAAATAAAATTGATTGCTGCTCCAAAATTTCAATACGAGCTTCAAGCTCTTGTATCTTGTTTTGTAGTGCTTGGATTTGTGCTTGTTGCACTTGCACCATTTCGGTGTAAACGTCTGCTGAGAATGATAAAGTCATAACTGATTGGTTTTAAGTTATGCAAATATACAAAACTATTCTGATACCACCAAACCACTAAAGGTTATTTCTGCCGTGTCTTTCCCAATACTTTGGTCGTGTACCAACTTTAAGGAATGCACATATTTGCGTGAGTCATCCTTTACGCCACCCCAAGTCTTGAATGTGTCAAGGGCAAACTTCACCGCCATAATAGCATTGTCAATATCGTAGCGGTAGTTGACCTTGCAATGGATGTGGACATCCTTGATCTCTTGCAGGTCATATTTCTCAAGCTGCGACATCACCTCTTTAGATACCAACTCCTTTGCCTTCACACGGGCAGTCCAATGCTTGGATGCGTAGAAGGCGTTGAGGCTTGGAACCTTGCCTACGACAATCTTGTAGCTTTTCAATTATCGGGGATCAGATAGCCGCATTGGATGGCGAAGTGCAGGTCTATCTTGGCAATCTCACCGAGTAGCTCTTGTTCTTTGTACTTCGCCTGTTGGCGAGCGTTGTATGTGGCTTCGCAGTTAGACATCAGCGTGGCGCACTCCTCAAGGATAAAGTCTATCTTCCTGCGTTTGGCAGGGTTAGTATAGTACTGCATATTTTCCTGTTGTTGTTTGGCTTCCTTCGCTTGTTGCGCTAATTGTTGGCTGCTCATCTTGGCGTTCAAGTTCAAATTGTAGGTGAGCGATGGCCTTGCGGATGTCATCGCAGATAGGGTTGTGAGGTTTCTTGCCTGCTCTCATTAGGTAGGTGAGAGCCGTACCCAAGTTGTAGTTATCGGGTTGGAAGTCCATCACCACATCCTTCGCCTCTATCTTCAACGTCTTGCCGATGTAGTACTTTGGTGTCATTTGCCAAAGGTACATCATCCCAATAAATGTAGATGTGGTCGTTCATAGAATTATTTATTAACAAAATTTGCGTATGTCAAAATTATTTTGTTTTTTTTACAAGTTAACTTAATTAGTTACTTAACTTAATCAACTTTCAAGTTGATATTAGTTAGTAGTTAGTCAACTCTTAACTTTACCAAACAACTTAAAGAAAAAGAAACTTAACAAAGAAAAAGAAAGAAGTTGCGTTCTAACGCATCCAAATACCTCAAGGCATACACTTATACCATTTTAGTATTTAAGTGCAGCAGAAGCCAAATAAACCTACTCTACGAGCTTGTCTATCCACTTCTTGATGAAGTACGCAGCGACAAGGATAAGCCCAAGCATAACTGCTGCACCTTCAAAAGTCCATCCCCTCTGCTTCTTCTCCTTCGTTAGAATCTTGGTTTGTGTGACTCGGATGGTATCGGGCAAGCACGTTGCCTCAACGAACACCTTTCGGTCTATGTACTGAAGCTGAAGGCGTACCTTGTCTTGGTAGATTGTCGTGTCCTTGTAAAGTTCCAACGTGTCGGTTAGGTACTTTGTCTTGGTGACAATTACCGTGTCCCTTACAACTACACTCTGAAGGACTGGTTTCACAGTAGCGCAACTGCTAAGAGCCGCAAGAATCGCAGCTATCGGGAGAATCCACATTGCAAGTCGGTTGGGGTTTAGTTTCAAGGGAGTCAAGCCATTCATCAAAAGAGGAGGTATTTAGTTTTGCCATTGTGCTTTACTGCTTTTAGGATTTGTTTTCGGTTCTTGCTACTTGAGTAACTAACGTGAACCCACGATGGCGCAGTATCAGAGCCAAATTCCCAAATGAGTTGGTCAAAGTCTAAATTGTCCTTAATCCAATGAAACAACACATCGTTGCCACCATCAAACTTTAGGTCAGCAGCTTGCCCTTGCGTATGCTGCGAGGTCTTTGCTCCCCCTACTTTGCTATTCACCGCAGGGCTGCGGTATGCACTCGTTACTTTCACCGCACCTAATGCATCTCTCGTGGGTTGTAAGACGTTTTCTGCAAGCGCACGGAGGTTGGGTTCCAAGTGCTTGGGTAAAGCGTTAGGAAGCCCTGTTTTTGTAGCAGTCAGTTCTGCGAGGGTAAAGTTCTTGGTCATCGCCCTTGCGACTTGTAAGGCTTGGAGTAGTTCTTACTCGCTTTATTGGCAGATGCACTCTTGGAATGCTTGCCTCGCTTCTTGCTCTTACTTATTCGTTGGCTTACCGCCTGTTGCTTTGCCATCTTTAGGGTCTTTTAGGAACATAAGTGCAAACGCACCCATCATAAACGCACTCATCTCCGTGAGCGTGGCCTTCTCGTAAAACACAAGCACAAAACAAAGGCCGATAATAATCAGCCCCAGTAGAGTAGTCTTCGGATTACCGAAGATGCGCTCAATTAGCACCCTTGTCCTTCTTGTAGTCCCTTCGCCACTTCCAAAGAGTGTACGCAAGTGAGGTTACAAGTACGGCTAAACCCAACATTTGATGGGCATAACTTACGAGAAGTCCTGCCCCCGTTAAAGACCAAGACGTGATAACGCTATCGGCAGATTCTTTTGTCATCACTCACCAAACTCAATCGTTGGCAGTTTGTGGAGTTCCTCCAATGCCTTGACAATGTTGGTGACTTCAACCAAGTTAAAGCAACCCTTTGCGATGGCGATGTTCAACGCTTCGGTCGTGACTTGTAGTGCTACTGAATGCTCCATTTAGAAGGGCAATGGGGTGTTGACGGGATATACGGGGGGCGTGATTTGTGAATCAATTTGCCCTTGAATGCAAGCCTCAAGATTAGCAACGCCATCAACGCCAAGTTCCTCTTGAACCCAACCGATAACGATTTCGTTGGTAAGGTCAGCGTAAGGGATGAACTCCGATACTGATTCGGTAGAGAATCGTGCGGTGTTAGATAGGCTTGCTTCGTACTCGCCATCAACGCCAACCACTTCGTAGTTTGCGATTACAACGTAGTCTTGTTCGGTGCCGATTGTTTCGGTGTAAAGGGCAGTTACTGCCCAAGTGAAGGTTGTCATATTGATAATTTAGGGGGTTATGCTTTTAGTAAGATTTTGTATGCGGTTCCGTTGATGCGAACGCTCCAAGTTGCATCTGATACTACTGCTTCGGTAGTTACTGCGCCTGCGGGTGTTCCTGCAGTACCTACTACAAATTGATTTGATGCGGTTGCGGTTGCTTCAACACCTAAAATAATACAACCACTAAAATTATTTGTAGTCGTATTTACACCAATTGCTATATTGCTATTTCCTGTTGTTTGGTCTGTTCCTCCATCGCCTGCCGCGTTATATCCTACGAAAGTATTGTTTGCACCCGTTGAATTTACATAACCCGCATAGTTTCCTAAAAATGTGTTTTGATTTCCCGTTGACGCTTTACCCGCTCTAAACCCTAATGCACAAATATCGGAACTCGTGTTGCTATACGCTGCTTCAAAGCCTACGGCTACGTTGTTTGATGCGGTGTTGGCAAATAACGCAGTTGTTCCTATTGCGGTGTTATTGCCTCCCGTTATGGTAGAATACAATGAGGCAAATCCCACCGCTATATTGTTACTTGCGGTAGTGACTTGCAGTAATGATTCACTGCCTAAAGAAGTACTATTTGTTCCCGTTGAAATGGATGCTGAAGATTGTTTTCCTACTGCCGTGTTACCTATACCCGTACTTACACGCAACGCTTGGTAGCCAATAGCCGTGATACCCGTTCCACTCGTGTTGGTTGTTGCGGCCTCAAAGCCAACTGCCGTGTTGTTGTCTGCGGTGTTGTTCAGTAAAGCGGAACGACCAATAGCCGTGTTATTGCTTGCCGTTGAAACGACTGCTAAAGCCGCAGTACCAATCGCAGTGTTAGCACTGCCTGTTGTATGGGCTTGTAATGCGCTAACCCCAAATGCAGAATTAAGAGTACCCGTAGTGTTTGAAGTTAAAGCATTTAATCCGACCGCAGCGTTGTTTGCACCCGAAGTATTGCTATCCAAAGCAGCATCACCAAAGGCCGTGTTCGTTGTAACCGCTCCTGCACCATAGTTGGTCAAGGCGGTAGTTGATACAAGCAAAGGTAAATCGTTGCCCAATCCATCAGACAAACGCTTGAGCGTTCCCGTGATTGGCCCGTTATCACCTACCTTGATAAGTGAGTCGTAAGTGTCCTGTGGGGTTGTCCCCGTTAATGTTGTTCCCATAATTTTATGCTTCCCAAGTTGTTGACCAAGTGTTCCAAATTTCTACTATTGACTGCCAAACCTCCTGCTCGTTAGCACCATAAAGGTTTGTAGTCGGATGGCCATAAGACAATGGCTGAACCATACCCCAAGAGATACTATTCGTTGCTGCTGCTTGACCCCAATAGATGTCATTGTTTGCTGCTCCTTGTCCCCAATCGCCTTGAACTCCCATTGTCTAAATAACTCTTTAACTTCACAATGTTGCTGCGCTTCGGAGTGTAGGTTTGTTTCTTACCACTCATAACACCCAAGAGCTGAAGTTAGAGTCAGTATCTGGGTAAACGTCAGCATTGTTGTTGGCGTTGTATTCTGGGAATGAGGCTTGGTTGTAGCTCATGTACGTGATGAACCTATCGGTGTAGTACTTCGCTAAATCCCGTGCCTTGCCTACCAAATAGTCAACCTCTATCTTTTCTGCGGTAGTGCTATTCTCCGAGTTGTGCTTGAACACCCCACCGTTGCCGATGGTATAAGCAGCAAAAGGCAAGTACTCCACCATAGCAAAATGGATTAACATCGGCTGAATGTAGTCGTTCACCAACGCCAAGTAAGGATTGGCAAGAGTATTGGCGATGATGTCGTTGCTGATCTTGTCGTAGAGTTTCGTTCCAGTATAGTTTTGGATGTGTATCTCCTGTGCTATCTTGATGAACTGGATAAACTTGTCCGTGTCCACGTTACCGCCTATTGCGGTGTTGCGAACCAAGTCCTCTCTTTTAATAAATAATGCCGTTGCCATTTCTATTCTTTATTTTGGTAAAAATCCTTCATTGGGCATATCAACGGGTCGCTTTGCTACATCCTTTGGATTCGTTTCTAAATCTACTCCTGCTCGCTTGGCTTGGTTTACACTCACCTCTGCGTTGGGGTTTCCTACATCGGGAGTTACGCCTTCGCCTTTTGCCAAGTACGTCTTGCGCATCCAGAAGTGATGACACCTTGCACCGCCCTTGTACAACCAGATAGAATAGGTTGCTGCGCCTCTTGGCCCGAAACCCTCGTTGACGGCTTGACCATCCATACGAAGCACATCCTCCTTGCGGTACACCTTGCCCGATGCTACCATCTTCCTGCAGAACTCACGGCTATTGGTCTTTGTAGATTCGGGAGCGTAAGCATAACGAACCTTGTACCTCTTGCCTTCTTCAGTTACTCCGTCTTGGCTGCTCTTGGCGTTTGGGAATGCGCTGCCTGTTGATGCGAATGCGTACTTGCTCAATGCCTGCTCTGCATCGTAGTCAACGGGTCTTTCATCTACAAGCTCCCATTCATCTTCGTTGATGACCTCACCTAATATCTCAAGCTCTGCGAACATAGCATCGAAATGCTCATCGGTAGGCTCTTGGCTTGACAACTTCACGCCTGTCTCCTCCTCGCGAGTCTCTAAATCCATAGGAGTCACCACGTCTTCCGTGAACTCCAAAGGCTGAATTGTCTTGAAGTACAAGTTGAGGCTGATGTCATTGTAGGCCAAGATTTGGTCTAGGCCGTCAATAATAATCTCCTGCTTGGGGCGAATAACAAGATTGTCTAAAAGCGTAGATGCGGTCTTCAACTCCTCTGCGTTGTTGCCAAGTCCCGAATTGTCTTTGATGCCTAAAAGCATAGGGCTGACAATACGATGCGACACCATTATCTTCTGCGTTGATTCAGCACTCAAGAACTGATACTGCTCCGCAGCATCCGACAACTGCACAGGGTCAACCGTTGCAGCAAGGTCTTTGTTGTCGTTAAACGCAAGAATAAACTTACCAGAGTTTGAACTACCGCTGAACTTCGTGGCAATCTGCTGCTCTATGCTCCTGCGCTCCTCCTCACTTGGGACTCCGTTGTTGAAGTTAATCAACATGGAAGGCGCAAGGCCGTTCTGAATGTTGTTGATGTGGTAGTTGGCAATCTCCTCCTCTAGTTCTGCATAGGGCAATCCACCTTGATAGTCCACAGGGGAGTAGTAGTAGAATCCTGCTCGGTATGGTTTGATGTACAGAATCTCCAAGCCCTCTTTGCTCTTGCCAAATGCAGGAATGCGCACAGGTGTCTCTTTTCTGCTGCTCACCGCAAGCCAATCCTTTGCGTAGTAGTAAGCCTCAATCTCGCCATCTTCGTTTGACCTTGCGGCTCTCAACGTCTCTACGGGGATGTGCTGCACCTCTACGATGGTGTTGTGATCTTGGGAGTAAACGACCTGCAAAGAGCATTGCCCCATCATAACGTAGTCCGCTACGACCTTCTGCAAGCAAGACTTGGTGAACAAGCCACGCATCGCTGCGTACTCGCTCGGCTTCTTGGCAGAGTCCGTTGCATCCAAGCCCTTACCAAAGGTCAAATCCATCAACGAGTTTAGGATGGCGTTGTTGGTGGGTGAGCCATTGTAGCGGTCAATCAGATACCCGAAATAATCGTTGTTGTCTCCGTATTCTACGAAGTCCTTACCCTGCACCTCTTTAACAACAGGCGTGGTGTATGAACTGAAGTTCACAACGTGGACTTTAGATGATGATGTACTCATTGTTGTAGCTTGTTTCTTCGGTGTAGACGTTTTGGTTCACCGTAAATTTATCGAAATCAGTTTGTGAAGTTACGAATACCCTGTCCCGATATATTAGATT